TCCCTGTCGCGGACACTGCTGTGGACGGTCTGGCCCTCCGTGTAGTAGACAGTGAAGTCCATCTCCTTGTTGAAGATGTACTTGTACACGGCCTGAACGGAGGCGGGGATGTCCTTGCCCGCCCACGCGAGGGCGATGCTGTCGCCCTCTTTGATCACGTCGTTGAGGCTTGCGGTGACGGCTTCGGGAGAGCACTCTCCGAGGCCGATGACGATGTGTGTAGCCATTTCTGCTCCTTGTTGATTGGTGGAGCAGCGACCCTAGCAGACTACTTACGGCCCCGTCAAGTAGGCGTCGATGGCGTCCATCCCCGGGATGGCGTTGTACGATGTGATCGTGTAGTACTGGTACTGTGTAATCGGCAGGATCTGGGTGAAGAAGTAACCAATAATAGATCTAGTTCTCTGAAAATCCTCCGAGTAAACAGAGATAGACTCGTATGCCGTCCCAGTATTACTACCTTCTGATGACCAGTTGTAGTCACTAGTTCTACTAGTACCTGCTGGGTTAGAGATCCAACCACCACGCTTGTCGCTACCATCAAAGTAGTTGCCTAAACGGTTACGCTCAATAAGAATGTAAGATAGATCGTAGGCGCTAACTGCCTCAAGATTGATGAGCAGTTCTACAAATCCTATGGTCCAGTCTTCAACGGACACGTTGTCTAGTGCGGGGATCTCAACTGCGGGGGCGTCGTTGGCCTTGGTCGTGCCAACTGACTGGCCGATCACGTTACCGCTCTCGTCAACTAACCGCCCCCACACCAAAGCACTGGTACCAACCGCGCTGTGTACTGAGACCGACACCGTGTCACCAGCGAGAACGGGTACGGGGTCAGAGAATTGGAGTAAAAGGTGGTTTACCCCAACCGAGGCTCCCGAACCGTTAGGTACGTACTCAGTACCTGAAGTGGAGTAGGTAGTATAAGAACTGTAGTTAGTCGCTGAGAACGAGTTGCCGTGAACAGCAAACTCTGTAGAGCCATTCTTATTGTAAGCGACTATGTAGTCACCTACTCCAACCGGAATACTCTTGAAGGTGGTTGCCGACGCTGAAGTCCAGTACATGCCGGGGACGTACTCTTCGATAGACAACTTAGTCGGATAGGTGTTTGCGTCCCCTGCGACATACGTAGTGGGGTCGTAGGTACCTCTGCTATATAGGGGTGCTACGACCTCCACTTCATGCGCCGGTCTACTGGACACAACACCAGTTGCATCAAGAGGATCAGTAATATAGTTAACTCGTTGTGCGTATATCTTGATCTCTCTATTAGCGGAGTCAACATCAATGTTTGAACCAGACACTGCTCGTCCGTAGAGACGCGCCCCCTCCAGAGTACCTTTTGCTCTACGGATATACCCCAAGTCGTCAAGTAGTGCACGGAGACGCTCAACACTGATAGACGAAGAGTTAACTGCTAGACCTAGCGTAGATGCCAGTGCATCCAAAACCTCAGTGTTGGCTTCTGCTGGATCGCGAGAGATCATCAGGTAGTCAACAGTCGTTCTGATTCTGTCCATCTCAAAACCAAATATTGACAAGAACTTGAACAGTGGGCCTACCAGTCCACCCACTGGTAAGCAACCTAATTCCTTAACAGCGTAATCAGACGCAGGATCTGTGTACTCACCTATCTGAGTGTCTAAATCCCTATAGTATTCAGGAATCCGCTCCCATAGGAGAAGGGTTGATTGATAGTTGTAGGGAACGAGAACCTCTACAGATGCGACTGGTTCGTAGAAGTCCACGCCTAAAGACGACTGATACCTAACGAACAGCGTGTAATAAGCCCACTTCCCCTGACGTAAGCCCGTGTGCTCGTAAGAGAACACGTTAGACGACTCCACTAGAACAGACCCAGAAGCAATTGTGGCGGCGGGGCCAGACGAGGAATACACCAGTACACCCTCAGTAGGGACCGTGGTCTCTCCTACCTCGCTCGTTAAAGGCAACTCCCAGTTAAGGTTGACCGTGCCGTAAGATACCGCACTAGCCTCAATAAATGACGTTACGAACTCGTTTGGCGGAATCTGGTAGCCGTCAGACCGCAGGTACTGGTCGATATCCCTAGCATCATCAGTGTGGTCGTAGATCCACGTACCAGCCGACGCGGCGTTACCAGCCGATGCGGCAGTATTGTAAGTGTCAGTGTCGTACCTAGCGTACGAACCTCTGTCAATTACATATCTGCGTAGAGCAAACGATACAAAGGCCATTAGGTGCTAGTGATCCCGCCTATCGGAGTAACTACTACAGTGCCTTTCTTAGGCAACTTAATAGAACTTACAGTTATAGTTGTTTCTACGCTAGACCCGTCGTCATCGAACAGCGTTATCTCAGCGTAGTCAACTCCAAACACATTGAGAACGGCACGGTACACCTGACCCAGAGATATGGTCTGACCAAAGTACACGTTATCGAAATCAAAGATGTTGTTAATAGCGGTCTCTACATCATTCTTCACGAATAGAGCAACAGCCGCACCATTGACGTACACACTTACGCTTATGTTGATTGGAGTCCAGTCGATGGTGCTGGCAGTAACTACGTCAACACCCAGCAAAGCGCGGGGCTGTAGTGTTGAAGTCACTGCATCAATAACAGTGCTAGATACAGTTTGAGAAGTATCGGCAGTAGTGAGGTAGTCACTAGCCCTGCTCACCTGCGGATATACAGTCACACTTGCGTTACCGGCTGAGGCACCACCAGCAGGGTTGGGGGTGAAGGCCACTGCGGCCTTAGACACACCCTCAATACCACGGGTTAGGTTGATGAAGTCGTTGGCCGTTACCGCTCGGTTCTGTGAAGTAGCGAGAGACGGAATAGAGGACTTCATAGAAACAATAGTTTCCTCATTGATTCCACCGGTAAAAGCGGTTGAGGAGGTGATGGTTATACCAGCAGGAGTTACATCCCTAAAGGCAGTCACTGAGTTGGCGGGTAGGTTTCCGTTAGAGCCGCTGGAGTAAGCGTAGGTAGCCGTGATGACGGAGCCGGGGGGCGGGATAAACCCACGGAACTCGGTTCCGAAAACGACCTCGATCTCGTCAGTAGCAGTACTACGGAGAGTGAACACTCGCTCACCACTAACGGCGTTAGTAAGCCTGTCAATCTGCCTATAGGTAGTAGGTGTAACACCGTCCTCATACACGGTTACAACTACAGAACGGCGAACAACACCAGTGTTGACGAGTGTATACCTCTGTCCGGCAAGACCGCTAGCGGAGTTAGTCAAGGTCTCAGCGGGGGACGAAACAATAGTTCCTTCTAAAACAGTTATTGAAGACGAATTATTAGCAGGAATTACAGCAGAAGATGGCATGTAGACCTGATACGTAGAGCCTTCACTCCTAGCAACAAACCTAGTGTACTGCGGAATGGTGATGTCAGCAGCAGTAGAGTTGGTTAAGAGGACTGTCGCTTGACTGCTAGTTCTACCGTTAGGGACATAATCTAGAAGGTTGGCGAACGCCAGTACCGATTCACGCTGAGTTGCGGTGGGGAGCACCGACTCACCAGCAGCACGATCAATGTAGTAATGGAGAACGTCCCCCATCTGCGCCCACAGATCAACAAGGACCATTCCGAAGTCGGCAGGATCTCGGTCAGTCCATTCAGGGGCGATGCGTGTGGCGCGTCTCAGCAGGTCCGCACGAATAGTGCTGTAATCACGACTGGAATAATCAAAAGCCATTAGAACGTGCTCTCTTCCGTAAGAAGACTAGTTATCGTAAAAGTCAGGGTCTGCGCTGAACTGAGAGGCAGAGAGTACAAGACGTGAACATTGGCTGTGCTCTCGTCTAGTTCTGATTGCCTGATACGGATATCGTGAACAGTGACTCCTGACACACGATTCTGTACCTCAGTAATAGCGTCTAACCTAAAGTCAGACTCAACTAGTTCATCTATGGATTCAAATAGTAAACCCTTAATACCTGCGCCATAATTAGGTACCCCAAAACGCTCTTCGGGGTATGTCGTAAGAACGTCAATAATCTTTTGCCGAACTATAGCATCGTTATTGTTAGTTCTCGCAACCCTTCCCCCGTCAAACCTGAACGGGGAGGAAATGCTTCTCATATGTCACCTCAGCCAAACATAGCGGCGAAGGTCTTGGGGCCGACTACGCCGTCAACCGTAAGACCATTGGCCTTCTGCCACTCCTTGACACGGCGCTCGGTAGCGGGGCCGTACCAGCCGTCCGGTGTGGCTCCCACCTTTTCCTGCACCGCCTTGACGTGCTCACTTCGGCTACCCCTCTGCATGTTGCCGGGGAACTCGGGCGCAGGCTTCTTCTCAGGGCCAATCTTCACCGAGGCAACCGGCTCAGGAGCAGGCTCAGCGGGCTTACAGGCGCAGTTCTTAGCGTGCTTCTCGGAGCCGGGACCCCAGATACCATCGACATGGAGGTCATGCTCAGCCTGCCAAGCCTTGACAGCGGCCTCGGTTTTGCGACCGTAGTCACCGTCCACAGGATCAGCACCGACGAGTTCCTGAACCTTCTTGACCGCCGCACCCTTAGACCCGACCTGAAGCCACGGCTTCTTTCCGGGGGGAGCGGTGGGAGTCTTCTTGGCAGGAGCCGGTGCAGGCGGCACGGGGGAGTCGCCCAGCAGGCGCTTCATGGTGTCGATGTAGTACTGGGGGTCGTCCGCCTTGTCGTTGCTGACCTCAACATGGACCCAATCTCCTCCGGGCGCACCAGAGAAAGCGGGCTTGTCATACACCTGCCAGCCACCACGGTCGCACTTCCAACCACGACCGTGGGGCGCAGGGTAGTAATCGAAGATCGCCTCAACGAAGAGAACGTCCGCATTAGCGGCAAGGAAGTCCATCATCTTACAGGCGGCTTCATAGTTGCCGGGGCCGCGATATGGTGCGCCTCGCCAACTAAGGTCCCCCGCCCTGCCCGTCGCATGAACAGAGTAAGACGACTTCCCTCTCTTCTTACGTACGCCGAAGGTCCCGTTATTCCACAGGCCAAAGTGGGCTTCTAAGAGATCAATGAAGGTCTCAAAGCCCGCTCGCTTGCCCCCAGCAATAACGTCAAATCCGGTGTACGGACGGCCCATGATCAGCCCAGACGGACAGCCGAAGCCGACTTGTCGCCAACCTTGCTGGCGGCAAACGACTTCACGAACGAGAGGACACCGGCAGCGACAGCGGCCTTAACGGCATCACCAACGCCCACCGACAGGATGTCCAGCGCATCGGTGCCCACGAGGGCAACGAACGTCTGAGCAACGGTCGAAACCGCACGCTCGGCAGCATCCTTGAGGAACTTGGGATCAAACATATGAATACCTCCGATAGGGGTTATTACAGGGTTAACCCTAGCACAGATACGGCTGGGTTAGTCGGTTTCCCGCTTGATGCGAGCACCAAGAAAAGCCTCGTCAATCTCTTCCTTAGTAAGTTCGCCGTCCATACTGGCACGGGCCAGTTTCTCAGCGACCTGAGCGACTGCTACGAAGCCAGCCAGAAGA